CTCCCGATGATGCCTTTCGGGATAGCGGAGTTAGGAGGGAAATGTAGAATACCCTGTATAACTTCCGGTCTCCTCAATATACTAGCGTCGCCTATCCGTGAGGCTATGTTTAGGATAATACGTAGCGATCCGAGGTGTAAATACCGAACAAAGGGTGCAGGAGATAAACAACTGCCCTTGATCAGTAAATTCCTCGATTCGCTATCCAAAAACGATATAACTCACAGCGGGGATATGACAGTGTCAACAGACGCATTCCCACTCCAATTTATGGAATCCGTTATATACGGACTACCCATACCTCAGAGATGGAAGAACATCGCTCTACTCGCTACGGGACCATTTATTATGGTGGCCCCCAGCAAACAGAACGAAGAGATCTTAAAGCACAACAGAGTGATAAACCAACCAGAGTTGGAAACCACTGTAGTTGACCACAGACCAGCGTTCCTAGGAAAAATGTTGTTACCCAAATGGTTTAACCAAGAGTATAACAAAAAACCCGAGGCAAACGTCAAAGAATGCGTCTATAATGGTGTCAGATTCGTAGGTACGAGAGAGGTTAAATACCCAGCTCATACACAAGAACCTGGAAAAGTTATAACAGTAAAAAGTAATGTGGAGCAAGCCGGACTCGGCTTCGAACCCCTAGTTACCTTTGAGCAGCCCGATGATACTTACTGGGGAAATTCCTATTTAATGTCTAGCGTTAAGATAGAAAAGAAGCCAGAAATAGATATCCTTGCAAATGCAAGACGTATCCTGCAAGTAAAATGGGACACAAGCTATGTTACAACCAGTGGACTTCAAATGGCCACTGCCTGTAGCATTACAATGTTATATGCCTTCAATATATTCTGCGACAGCTATGCAAGAGCATTGCCAGGAGCAGTAGGAAAATCTCTACTCTGCGGAGACGATAGCCTCCGAAGCGGTAATGAGATCTACATTGAGGGATACAAATTCAAAGCAAGATCACTATACGCTGTTTTCTCTGCGTGGAAAGACGTTACGGCAATGAATGCCAGGGGTCTATTCACGGAGCAATACATGGAAGAAGAAGAGGTACTAAAAATACCAAAGCTCAAGACAATCATTAGACCAAAAGGCCCAGATGGTGCAATTCCATGGAAAAAGGCTATACAAGCTGTTAAAACCTTACGCACCTGCGATGACGCCGGGCTTGTGCACCTCCAAGAGGAGATGTTGTACAAGTACCGGAACGTACTGGCAGAGCATGAAGGTCTACTTCCTTTTGGAACAGAGCCATGTGTAGGAGGGTTAGGTTCTTTATTTGAACCTCTCACC